TAGGACCCACCAATAACACATAAAAAAATGATACTAACACCACCTTTTGTAGTGTTCTCATATTTATATTTATAATATGAGATAGTCTATTATTGCAATAATCGTAAAGGAAACAATGATAACGCTACCTACTGCGACACCGCTATTCTTTAGATGGTTTAGATATTCTCTTTGATTCTTTTGACTTTTCATTCCTTCGTTCATGTTCTTGTAACTCCAATACTGTATTCAATTTTGATCTTAACCTGATAAGATCATTGTCAAGCATTCTAATTCTATCTAGTAAACCTATCAAAGCTGTGTTTGCTTGACCTAACTTTGTTTTGATATTTTCTGTGGTAAACTTATAGATGAAATATATAAAATATCCCATAGCAATAGCTGCCAATGTAGCAAAACCATACTGATTCAATATTTCAATTACTGTCATCTATACCTTCTAGTGTCTGTTTTTATCTCTCTATTTTCTAGATAAGTTATCAGTATCATAATCCCAACCGATAACGGAGTACCTACTAGACACAAAACTAGTCCCATACCTAGTGTCATTATTTAATATTTTTTTTTAACCAAAGATATAAAGTATAACAAGCAAACAAATAAATTGTTGCAACGCCTACATCTACTAAATGTTCTCTCATATGATATATGAACTCAATACCTGCTTGTACATCACCCATACTATCGCCACCATAGTTATTTTCTACTATCTTTGTGCCTTCAAAATTTTCGATTGTCTGTTCCATTAATCTTTCCTTGCATCTGTTTTTCCGTCTGCCCTAGATATTCTATCTTCATCTGGTCTCAATTTTAGAGCATGAGATATAAGTAAATCTAGTTTTATCATATCATTATTCATAGTCTTAATTCTGTTATCTAGACCCATGATGATACCATGAATACTATTAACTTGACCGATTACTGAATCTAAAATGTATTTAAGAATGATGTATATAAAAACACCCATAACTGTAGCAGACGCTACAGGTAATCCAAACTCAACTAGTATTTCAAAAAACAAATTCATTATATAAACTATTTATACGCTAAAAAAAAGGGGCGCCTAAACGCCCCTCGATTATTTAATATTATATAATCTACTTCTTAGTGTATATTGAATATAATACCCAAACAGCAACTAAACCAACTAGACCCTGAGCACTAAACCCAGCGATAATTGATTGTACATTACCTATGACACTTATGTCAGGCCAGAAAGGTACGTTTTGTCCACCGAATAAAACTTCAAGTACAATACCTAAAGCGATAAGTGAAACGCCTACATCTGCTAACGCAGCTGCCCAGCCTTTTATTTTATTAATAATTTCCATATAATATCTCCTTATATGATTTGATATCTCAAACTATGCATGATGTAATTGTATTATTTATATTAAATAAATGTTAAAAAGAGGTTAGGACATGATATCCTAACCCCCATATAAAGAAACAGGTGGAGAGATTAATCGTCATTAGCTAGTTTTGAGAAGTAATCTAGTGTTTCATCACCATCATCTTCATCATTACTAGTACTAGCAACCGAAGTATCTACTGTTTCATTTACTACTGGTTTATTAACTGTTGGTGTTGTAGGTGGGTCCATAACATCTTCAGCAGTACCAGTATTTCTAACGCCACTTAAAACTTTATCAAGTTTTGCTTTTAGCTCATCATAAGATTTAAAGTTCTCAGCCGCCAGAAATGGTTTTAATGGATATTGTTTATTCCATAATTCTTCTATAGCCTCATCATTCTCTTTTATAGTAGATGGACTATCAAACTCTGATTTATCATAATTCCAGTAACCATCAACTTTTCTGATTTTTAGTTTAAAGTTTGCACCTTCCCAAAAATCAAATGGGTTGATAGGCTTCTCATCTTCAAATTCAGGTTTCATCGCTTCAGTAATCTTATCAAAGATTTTCTTACCGAATTTAAATAATTTTACTTGACCTTCATTTTCAGGATGTTTAGGATCTGAAACAATTAAGATATTTGCAACATAAGATAGTTTTCTTTTTCTCTTTCTTGCAATCTCTTTATCAGCGTCAACACCAGAGTTCCAGAGTAAACTATTAGATTCACTAACTGGATCTTTTTTGTTAAGTGTTGTTAAACTATTCTCAATATACCAACCGCCTGGACCTTGAAATGCATGAGACCATAATCTTGCCCATGGTAAATCTTCGTCTTTTACTGCTGGTAGAAATCTAAAAACAGCATAACCATTACCTGATTTGTCTAGTTCTGGTTTCCAGATTCTATCATCTTGATATGAGTTAGATTGTTTTTGAGGTTCGGCGACTTTATTTAGTTCGCCTATGAGTGTGTCTAGATTAGACTTTGACCTTTTTAAGGCCGCAATACTTGTATTCATTTATATTCTCCTTGTATGTATATTTGTATTATTATATTTGTATGTGTCTGTATTAATCGACATTATTATTTATATGCGAAATAGGTGGGACTATGGATTTACCCACAAGTGAGAACACAGATACCATTCTGATCCCTCAACAACCCGTTTCATCTTGTCAGATATGTGATTCATAATTGGTAAGATTACAAACCTGGGTACAACCCCTAAACGGTCAAGTTCGACCCTCTGGTGAAAGCCTCTTCCTTGCACTATAAAAAGAAAGTAATTAGTTTTCTTTTGCATATGTCTTATTATAACATAATTCTTGACCCTTGTCAAGCGATGTTATAAAATTTTTACAAACTTCTATCATTATCGGTAAACCATCACCATCGGTAAACTCTTTCCAAAGTGGACCATCATGTGCTTCGTGGCCACAGTTTTGGCATACTTCGGACATTATGCTGGTTTTACCATTACTTTCGGAAATAAATCACAGTTATATGATAATGTTCTTCTCATTTGTTCTGTTTGTCTAAATGGATAAACAGCATGAACCAATGTATATGGAAATATAAAAAAGTCTCCTACTTTTGGACTTACTCTCATTTGAGATATTGATAATGAGTGTTGAGAGCCACCGATAAATTCTAAATGACCATTTGCAGGTGTATGATTATTTGTATATTCTTCACCATATGTGTCTGGTACTTTTAAAAATAAAACTGATGATAGACCAACTAAACTACTTTTACTTGAATGAAAGTGAGCAGGATTATATTCACCTGCATACATATCATTTACCCAAACATTGTCTAAAGACAATTGATGAGTTTTTGCTAAATATGAACCTGATCTATTCATATACTCCTGAAAGCACATCATGAAAGTACCTTTTATCGTATCATCTAAAATAGAATTAAGTAGTTTCTCTTTCTTAATTTTTCCTGCAAGTTGAGCATTGTGATCGGGTGTACTATCACCTTTTTCATCAATCGCTTTATTTATAGCTTCGACAAAATGATTAGGCATTTCTAATTTTAAAATTATCTCACCTAGTGTAAATACTTGTGTCTTTACTTGTTTATCATCTTCGCTCATTATATCTCCTTCATTTTATCTCTCAATGAGATTTTATACTTTGTAATATTATATGACAAAAATGGTTTGTATCTTTTCATTCTATCAAACATTTTAGGCCATAATACTTTTTCTGTAATATCTTTATTTAATTTTTTAGTAAATCTTAATATATCATCTAGTATTATTAGTGTTTCAAAGTTTATCTTTTTTGCTAGAAACATTTTAATAATAGTAGGGTGTTGACCACCTACTGATAGAAATAAATCATTAAACTTTATATCTTTAGTTGTCATTCTCTCTATAATGTAATCAATATCTTGTTCATAATAATAATGTAATGCTTCTAATTTTTTTGACCAGTGTTTATAAGTTTCATCACCAGACTTACCGATGATGTCACCAACCCATAAGTTAGTATTACTAACAAAGTTGCTGACAAAATAATCAACAATAGTGCTATCGTTATAAGATTTACTAAGCTTATGAAAAAAATATCTATCCCGTCTTTTAGTAAAGGTTTCCAATCTTGCAGTTGTTCTACCGTTGTGTTTATGAAAGTCATAACTTTGACCTTTACTTGTGAAATGGAGTTTGATTGCCAAATATGTTTTATATACTTCAAAACCATTCACTATCCTTCAAGCACTCCTATGATCCATAGTGTTCCGAATATCACTAATGCTACTTCTGCTCCTGTCATAATATCTCCTTATATTGGTAGTTTTGCTGTTTTTTCTTTTAACATATTAAGACCTTGTGCCTCAAATGCTATTTTCTCTTTCAATGTTTTATTAATCATAGACTTTGTTGTTGATGGATCTATACTATTTTCAGTACAATATAATACAACAGCGTCTATGTAACTAATTCTTTTTGTTTTAACTATATTTTCTATAAGTAAAGCAAATTTATTTGGTGTAATTATACTCATAGTTTTATTATACTATATTTTTTTGCTTTTGTCAAGGTCTGATTGTCGAATTGTTGGATCATAAATCTCTTTTGTTGCTTCACTTCCTGACATATATCCAATGCCATAAGCACAAGCCATTAATATTGATACTGGTAATAGAATGGTAACGATTTCGTACATGATAATCTCCTTTTATATAATGCCAGTTTCTGTTGCAAGGTACTGGCAAACCCCTAACAGCCTAGGCTGCTAATGCATACTCATTATAGTTTGCGTTTAAAATGAACTTAAAGTCTTCCGACTATCCTCTCCAATGCGATTTCTAGTCAACGGTCAATCCTATTTCGCCCCCTAATTCGGTCTATCTAGGATTGGTGGAGGCGCTCGGTACTGCCCCGAGGTCCCTATTGTTTACTCTCATCATCTTCATAGAGAATCTTCTTGTGGTATTCTAGTACCATCATGGTAAAAGAATTGCCAATCTAATCCATAACCTAATATACAACTTACATTTGAACCATCAGGTCCTAAACCAGGCATTGTCATTATAAAACTGCCACTATTTCTCTCAGCATTGTGACCAAAAGATAATATACCTAAAAGTTCACCAAATTTTTGTCCATTTTTTCTAATTTGTCCTACCGCTACTTGTGATTCTCCCATTATTTTAGAAGAAGAATCTAAGACAAATTCTGTTATGCCACAAAAAACAGGAATATTTTGTTCTAATAAACCTTTATAATTAAACTCAGGTTGTGGTACTTCAGGTGGTAGTTCAGGTCCAGCATTAGGTATTGCTCTAACTTCTTTTGTAATAATCATAAAAAAAATAATTATGAAAGCAAACTTCATAAAATTACTCAATCTTAAATTTTTCATTGAACTCCTTTATTGCAGGTTCTAATAAAGGTAAATAATCTTTTTTATCTTTTATAAAAGTTTGAGTAGCACCATCTTCGGTGACTATGAGAATTACAACTTGATCTATTTTTCCTTTAAATCGTTCTTCGTACATCTCACAATAAGCTGCACCTTGAATAAAATAGTTTTCTACCCACTCCTCTTTCTTTTCTTTTGAAGAGGTTTTAAAATCTATAACAGAAAGTTTACCTTCATATTCTGCTATACAATCTACACGACCTGCAACTCCCCATTTGTCGCTGTAAAGGCCGCCTTCTTGTAGTACAATATTATTTATCTTATCTAGTTCAGGTTTTAGTATAGTAAATAGTGCGACAGGTAGCACATCTTGTTTTGAAAGTTCTTCGTTGTTTAGATAGTTTTCGACTAGAGTATGAAGTGCTGTACCTCTACTTGCAGCTGATCGCATAATTTGATTAGCAACATCATTACCAACCGACTGACGCCATTTAACTATACCGTCTTTGTTTCTATCAGATAAAACTGTGGTAATCGAAGGATACTTATTGCCTTCAGGTGTAATATAAAATCTTTTACCTTTGATTGTTTGAGTGGTTACGTCTGGTAAACTAAGATTTTTGTCGAAAGATGATAAGTCAACATGATTAAATGTTTTCATGTCGTACCTATCTTTTAAAAAAGTATTCATTTGATTCATAATATGATTATAACAGATTTACTTGATTAAGTCAAGCGCTAGTTTAGTAGTTTCTTCAACTCGTCTAGTCCAACCTTTACCGAAAGTAGCAAAAGTAGATAAATCTTCATAGTATTCTTGTCTCATAGTTTGATATTTTTCTATGGTTTCTTCAATAGTATTTTTTTTGACATATTCATTGACTTTTGCCAAAGTATTAGGTCCGATGCCGCCATCTATTGTGGTGCCAATCATTCTTTGTAAGAACTTTGCTGCTCTACCTGGTCCTGCATTTACACCAAAGTCAAATACACAAAGGTCTAAACCACCTGGTAGGTCATCACATTTCATTTTACCCCAATATCTCTCTATGTAAATAGGTGCTACATCAGCAACAACTAAATCTTTCATGTCTTTTTTGCCACCAAATTCTTCATATACTCTTTTGGTTACGCCAAGATTTGTTTCGCCACCAGGATCTTTAGGATGATTTACATAACCACCCTCATGATGTAATATCGCTTTTAAACTTGATTCTAAATTGTCTTCCATTATTTTCCCCTTGTGATTTCTATTATCTTTTTAACTTGTGCTTCTATAACTTGAGCTCTGTTAGGCCAATGTATATACGCCTCTGGTGATTTTGCTAATTTAATTAATAATGGTATAATAAGTTTTTCTAATTTAGCATATTTTTCTTTTTGTTCTTTGCCTAAATTATCTTTTCTTAAATCATACTCATCATCCATTTGCTTTTTAGCAATATCTAATTCTGTTTGATTCTTTTCGTTGATTGCTGATTTAGTAGAACCAATTAAAGATAAAACTTTATCTAGTTTACTATCTAATTTGTTTACTATATCGCTAGAAACTGCCTTGGCAGTACTATCTGCTGTTTGTTTTACAACTGTTTCTGTTTGTTTAGATTGTTCATCTGACGGTTTCTCTTTGACCGAGGTAAAACCCCAATCACCTTCCGTATCAAACCCCTCTAAAAAATCAAAGTCTGCCATGTTTGTTCCTTAATTGGTGTAGCTACACACTTGTTAGATACATTATCGGATTGACCCCTCAACTTCGTGACCATTGCTGGCGTGTTGGAGTGTCTCGATAGTATCATTTATATTTATCTTCCTCCGCCTTTAGACTTACGGACTCTATGTTTTTTTATTGTCTTTTCAATTTGTGTTTGTTTAACACTCTTTTTACCATATCGTTCAGCAAGATTACTAGCAGGATGTGCTTCTGATATTTTAGACATCACCTCTTTCCAACCAGAATCTGTTTTACTATCAACACTACCCACACTTGATACAATATTCATTTGTGTCGGTGGCAATAATTCAATAGTATCAGTTTTGATAAACTCTTCCATTTCAGAAATCATCATTAACTCTTCCCATACTTCGCCTGTATGATGATCTTTAAATCTATATGTTGGCATTCTCTCGCTGTCTCCATTCTTTTCTCATTTGTTTATATTTAGGGTCGGCCACAACACGGCTTCTTGCCTGATAAAATACCTTAGCGGACTTTGCTTTAGGACTTGTTGCCCAATCTTTTTCTTGTGGTCTTACTTTACCACTCTCATCATACTTTTTACCATCTTTATGATTTGCATATCTTCTTGCTCTTGTAAAACCCATTTCTAAAAACTTTCTACACATATCCATACCTACAAAATCTTTTTGATCTTTGTATTGATGATATAGATAAAGTATTCTCATAGACGACATAGCGGCGTCATAGGGTGTCTTAAACCGCCAATATTGACATATATCATTTGTATATGGTCTTATTAGTAATACACCTTGTTCACCACGACCAATACGATATCTATTGTCGTTTGGTGTAAATAGTAAATTTTTGTAATCTAAATTATAATTAAATTCAATCATTCTTTCTCATGTGAATATCTTACTTTATTTTTTGTTGTACCAAGTTCTCTACTGTTTGGTATTTTTTCCCACCACTTACCTTTATATCCATTCGAACCACCATCTTCTAGTACGATATATTCTTGATATTTTTTATCTGCATAAAATCTGAATGGCACTTTATCTAATTTTTTACTCATGTTTACCAAATATCTTCGTATTTACCTTGCGTTTCTTCATACTTAAAAGAACCATCAGGATGATAATACTTACTTTTTTCTGCAGCTTTAAATGTTACAACTGTTATTATAATAGCAAGTATGAACACAAAGTGAGCAATTGCTGTATAACCAAACACAGTCCAACTACCTAATAATAAACTAAATGTAATACACCACATCCATGCTAGCAATTGAAGAACTAAATGTCTGACTTGTAAGTCTGGTATATGTCTTAATGGATTTTTATCAAGGTTCATTACACCTTCCCAACTATCGTGAATAAATTTTCTCATTGTACTCCTTCGCTAAACCATTGTGGTGTGGGTCTAGATGTCCACTTAGCAAAATATGCTTTTGCTTCTATGTAGTAATTTTTATATGATTGAATACTATCACCAGGCACTATGCATTGTGGATAATGCGACATAGCAGGTG